GAAGCCTTCGTTCGGAAAATGCAGCTACGTTATGGGGAGGACAGCCCAGCTTACCACGTTCGCGTCCTCGGAAATTTCCCGCCGCGTGAGGAAGATACGGTCATTCCTGTGGAGCTTATTGATGGAGCCATGAACCGCGAGATCAAGATTGCCAAACAGACGAAAAGTGTGTGGGGTCTCGACGTTGCGCGTATGGGATCGGACGCTTCCGCGTTGGCCAAGCGGCGCGGCCCGGTTGTTGAAGAGATACAGACTTGGAAGGGTCTGGACTTGATGCAGCTTACGGGCGCAGTCGTGGCCGAGTATGAGGCGCTGCCACCTTCGGAACAACCTGTCGAGATATTGGTTGATAGTATCGGGCTTGGGGCTGGCGTCTTGGATCGCCTGCGTGAATTAGGTCTACCAGCACGAGGGATCAACGTCGCCGAAAGCCCGGCGCTGAAAGGAACTTACGCCAACCTACGCGCCGAATTGTGGTTCAAATGTAAAGCGTGGTTGGCGAACCGTGATGTGAAGATACCGAAGGATGAACAGTTATTCGCCGAGTTGGCGTCACCGCGTTACACCTTCACGTCGTCGGGTAAGATGCAAGTCGAGAGTAAGGAGAGCATGAAGAAGCGCGGCCTTCCATCGCCAGATAAAGCGGACGCTCTCTGCTTATGTCTGGCCACCGACTTGTCAACGATTATGCACGGATATTCGATGGCCAACAAGACGGGGGCTTTGCGTCGAAATATACGGGGCGTTGTTTGACATTTTATTTGTAAATATATAAATAGTGAGTGCCCGGTAGGTTTCTCTCTCCCTCTCCTACCGGGCATCATTGGGCAGACTGGGGTGCGCGCGGCTGGGCCGATAATAGCGACTAAACGAAAGCTCCTTCGTTTCGAACGCCGCCACCCCGTTTTTTGCATTTCCCTAAACTTTAGTGTATAATTATCCACAGGGAGCGTGCCCTTGGAAACTAAGACTTGTCACAAATGCGGCGAGGAACAGCCGATTGACAACTTCTATTCCTACAAGCGCGCCTGCAAATCATGCTTGCTTGAAACCCAGCGCCGCCTCAGAGCCTCACGCCCAGATTACCATCACGCCCACAATCTCAAACAGCGATACGGTTTAAGCGTCGATGAGTATCAAACCATCATCGCCAGCCAGAATTTTGCTTGCGCCATTTGTGAGGTAGAAATACCTGACGCTTTAGAGTATAGAGGAAAGAGACCAGTTGTCGTTGACCACAACCATGAGACGGGGGAGGTTCGCGGCATACTCTGTTCGAAGTGTAATTTGGTTTTAGGGCACGCACGAGAGAGTACGGAAATTCTTTATCGGGCCATCGTATACTTGAGCGAACGCGGGGCTTATTCTCCAAAAGGAAAATGAAATGAAGAAACCCACTAAGGCCGACAAGAAGATCGCCAAAGTCATGGGCGAATTTAAGCGCGGCACTCTGCACGCTGGCGTAAATCCCAAAGGCCCGGCAAAGGCCCCCTTGGCTAAAAGCCGCAAACAGGCTATTGCTATTGCCCTGTCTGAAGCTGGTAAGTCGAAAAAGAAGTAAGGCTAAAACATGGCATATCGCAATAATCGCAAGCCGACTAAGGCTGAGATGGCTAAGAACCAGTCGATGTATCAGGACACGGGCGTTCCCAACGCCAATTCCGAAAACGACGACAGCGAAGATATGTCCAATGAAATGGAGATGGAACTTCCCGACGGTACGGAAGTTACTATCGAAGAGCCTGAAATGGAAGACGAACAGGTCGAAGAGCCTGTATCGGAAGAAGAACTTCAGAACATTATTGTCGCTGAGATCGACGACGCGCAAGAATATATCGACGATGTAATCAGCCCGGAGCGTGCGCTTGCGGGCCAGTATTATAAGGGCGAACCCTTCGGCAACGAAGAGGAAGGCCGCTCTCAGGCGATCTCAATGGACGTGCGCGATACCGTGCAAGCCATGATGCCGTCGATCATGAAGGTGTTTTTCGCTGCCAACAACGTCGTCGAGTTTGCGCCAAACGGCCCAGAAGATGTCGAAAACGCGCAGCAAGCGACGGATTATGTAAACTACTGCCTGACACGCGATAATAACCTTTTCGTCGAATGCTATTCTACGTTTAAGGACGCACTGATCCGTAAGAACGGGATCATGAAAGTCTGGTGGGATACAGACAAAGAAGTTACGACCCATTACTTCACAGGTCTCGACGAGGCTGCGTTCTCTGTCCTTCAGTCCGACCCTACCGTCGAAGTTAAGGACGTAGAGATTAGCTACGGCGAAACTATCACCGAAACACCGATGGGTATGATGGGCCAAACCCAGCCTGCGATGTATGAATGCACAGTCGTTCGTACCGTTGAGAAGGGCCGTCTGCGTGTTCAGTCTGTCCCGCCCGAAGAGTTTCTGATCGACCGCCGTGCGCGGTCTATTGAAGACGCTGAGTTTGTGGCGCACCGCCGCTATGTTACCGTGTCTGATCTTGTGGCGATGGGCTATGAGTGGGACGAAGTTGAAAACCTTGGTTTTGAAACCCAAGACGACTTTGGCGGTAACGAAGAAACTTTTGACCGCAACCCGCAAGCCACCGTTCAGATCACAGGCCGCACGGACATTCCGTCGCGCAAAGTCCTTTACATCGAGGGCTATGTGTACGTTGACATGGACGGCGACGGGATCGCGGAACTTTGCCGCGTCTGCGTTGCTGGCACGGCCAACAAGATACTTCACTACGAAGCCTGCGACTTTATCCCATTCGTAGACTTCTGCCCCGATCCTGAGCCGCACACATTCTTCGGTATGTCCGTGGCCGACGTGACGATGGACATTCAGCTTATCAAGTCGAATATCCTGCGTAACACACTGGACAGTTTGGCCCAGTCGATCCACCCACGCACGGGTGTTGTCGAAGGCCAAGTCAATCTTGAAGACGTGATGAACACCGAAGTCGGTGGCATCGTGCGTATGCGTGCGCCGGGTATGGTGCAGCCGTTTACAATTCCGTTCGTCGGGCAGCAAGCCTTCCCGATGTTGCAGTACATGGACGAACTGCGTGAAAACCGCACGGGTATCTCCAAGGCTGCGGCTGGCCTCGACGCAAATGCGCTTCAGTCTTCGACCCGCGCTGCTGTTGCTGCTACGATCTCGGCCGCTGCTCAGCATATCGAACTGATCTGCCGTATCTTCGCCGAAACAGGCATGAAAAACCTGTTTAAGAAGTCGATGCAGCTTATCGCTAAGAACCAAGATGCTCCACGCATGGTGCGTCTGCGCAATAATTTCGTGCCGATTGACCCGCGTGTGTGGGACGCGAACATGGATGTCATCGTCAACGTCGCTCTCGGCACGGGCAGCAACGAGGAAAAGATGGCGTTCTTGGGCCAAGTGGCGCAGAAGCAGGAAATGCTTATGCAGATGGGCGCGCCGTTGGTTGACATGCAGGGCTACTACAATACGCTGGCCCAGATGATGGCGCTGGCTGGGTACAAAGACCCGACCGTGTTCTTCAAAGACCCGGCCATGATGCCACCTCCGCCACCGCCTGCTCCGCCGCAGCCGACACCGGAAGAAATGCTGTCTCAGGTTCAGATGGAAGCGATCCGCGCCGACATCCAGAAGAAGGCCGCTGAACTTGAGTTGCAGCGCGAAGAGATGCTGCGCAAGGACGACCGTGAGCGCGATAAACTCGATGCCGATCTGATGATTAAGGCAGCCGAGATTGAAGCCAAGTACGGCACGCAGGTTAACACGGCCAGCATCGAAGCGTTGATGCAGCGCGACCGTGAGTTCCTACGCCAACAGGGCGAGATGGAGCGTGCGGCTATGCAGGCCCAGCAGGCCGCGCAGAACGCGCAGATGGCACAAGCCGCTCAACAAGCGCAAATGCAGCCGCAGCCTGAGATGCCACCGGAAGGAATGATGTAATGGCAGTTGATGTTGAAGCCCTAAAGGCGCTCGGCCTTAGCGACCAAGAGATTGCACAGATTGCTGGCATCGACGCAGGAAACTTCCAGCCGATTACAGCAGAACCGCAGCCCGTAACAAATCCAATTGCTGGCGCGTATGATTACACTCCGCTTTACGGCGGTGGAGACATCATTCCCGGTTTGACAAGCGGCATTTTCGAGAGACTTGGACTTGAGAACCCGAACGTCCCTGTGTTTCGTTTGCTCGGCAGCGAG